GAACTTTGCCATGCAATTGACGATTGCAAATCTGGTCACGGTAAAGACTTTGTTAAAATTGCTCGTGCGGTTGGACTTGAGGGAAAACCTACTCAATGCACCGCAGTAGAAGGCACACCACTTTACGACTTACTTGCAAAGTATGTAAAGCGTTGGGGTGAGTATCCTCACTCCAAAATTGATGTGACTAAGCAAACAAAAAAGCAAACTACTCGCATGATCAAAATCGAGTGTGAGTGTTGCGGATTTAAAGTTCGTGCATCAAGAAAAGTAATCGAGGAAATTGAAGACGATCACTTTAACTGTTGGTCATGCGGTAATCCTTTATACGCACCAACAATATGAACCCAGACACAATACTAGCAATTGCGTTCGCATCAGAGGTGATCTTTCTCCTCTGGTGTGTTCGCTCAGAATTATTATGATAGAAACAAACCACAGTCCTAGGGACGAAGCAAATTATAACGAGTACCGCAAGCAAGCGGAAAAAGAAATTAACGCAAAACTTAAAGTTGAAAAAAAACCGGAAGTTAATTCTTTAATTGAATTAATAATTCGACTTAAAGCAGAATCGGACTTACTCAAGGAGTCGTTTAAACGATGAACGAAGAAGAGTTAATAGGAGAGGTCGCTTGTCGATTTCTGGACATACTAGGGTTGCCCATATCGGCATCTGGCGAGGAAACAGAAGATGCACTGGTAGATGAAGCAATGGCAGGAAAATTAATCTACATAAATTCTAATACAAAAGTAATTTGTTCCTTGCCAAACCCAATAATTAAAACCAAGATATCTTCTAATGACAGATAAAATGGAAGATGAAGGACGGTGGGGTGGAAAGCGTAGCAACCAATCTGGTAGACCAAAATTGCCAGAAGAATTAAAGCGTACACAATTAACTACCACAATTGCTCAAGAGACAAAGCATTGGCTTTTGTCCCAACCAGAAGGTGTAGGTCGGTGCATTGACATGATGGTTGTCAAGGCTAAATTAAAGAAGTAACTTGACCTTTGTCACTTCTCCTACTCGTTTGGGAGAATGGCAGGAGATACATCTAAAAAGGCTTTATTGAGGCGAGGAGAGGTCATGGAGTGGTTGGGTTTAGCCGATCACGAAATGACTGCATGGGTCAAAGAAGGGGTTTTAATACCTCGATATTTACGCAAGGGTGCAAGAGCATTTTTTGTTCGTAGAGACATCGAGAAAATTCTGGAAGGGCAGGGTGTCGCATCGTGAACACATACGACAAAGATAAAAATCGTATGTCGAATGAGCCAGACTTAGAATTATTGCAGTCTGAGCTTACCGATATTCTGGAAGATGCGGGAAGAAACTCACGCAGGAGAGATGACTTTGATGATGTACGGTATTGTCGGTGGGACGGTCAAAGTGATGATGGCAGGAAACACGAGGAGTATTTAGGACATCGTCCCACACCTTGGGAAAATGCATCTGATACTCAAATTAGATTAGCAGACCGACTAATTAATGAGCACATACATATGGTCACAGAATCTTTTTTCCGGTCAAATATGAATGTTACTGGCATTGAGACCAGTGACCAAAAAAAGGCAAGTTACTGGCGGGACACACTTTCTTATTTCTTAGAGCAAAGAATGCTTCCAGAACTTCGCAGGGAGGTCGAACTTTTGGCACAAGAAGTTTTTTCTGGTTCACCCGCAATTGGAATCTTGGGAGTCTATTGGCAACAAGAAGTTGTCATGCGAATGAAAAGATTTTCAGTTCAAGATGTCATTATGATGGTGCAGGAAATGGGTGGAGATGAAACCGCAGTGCAGGAAATAATCCAAGTTTTGCAAGACCCAGACATGGAAGAACAGGGCATTGCTTTATTGAGCCAAGTGTTTACTGGAGTAAAAGAAAAAGTTTTAAAAAAGGGATTAAAAGAATTTCGAGAAACTGGAGAAACAAAACTACCATCTCCAACTCAACATGAAAATCGCCCAAGATTTGTAGCACATAAGTTATACGATGATATTTTTGTTGATGCGAATTGCACAGAACTTGATCGTGCTCGTGTTATTATGCGAAGAGAGTGGTTGAGTGAAACTGAACTTCGTGAGAAAATTATTACTGAAGGTTTCAATGAAGATTTTGTTGAATCAGTATTGGAAAAAGCAGAAGGTGTTTCTGGAGTTGCGGAATACGATTTTAGGAATCCAATTCAAGTAGGAGTAAATGTTTTAGGCAAGGGAGTTGAGGGTGACTTTGATGGTCTGTATGAAATTTTTTACGCATACCAAAGGAAATACGATGAGGATACAAATGTTCCGGCAATTTGGTGTACCGCATTTTCCTCTCATGTGCAGGACAAATATGGAAAGCACCAGATGCTTGAATATGGTCACAATCAAATGCCTTTCGTTTTATTTACACGCGAAAGATTATCTCGATCAATTTTTGATTCGCGAGGCATTCCAGAGTTAGTTCAAACAAATCAATATGAAACAAAGACTCAGCGAGATTTGAGACTAGATGCAAGCCAAATTAGTGTCATACCGCCACTACTAGTTAATGCGAGAAGAGGAGGGTTGAATCTACTGGTTGCTCCTGCCTCACAAATGACAATTACCCGCCCAGATGATATTCAGTGGTTGAATCCACCAGTGCCATCGCAGGGAAGTATTGAAGCAGAAAATGCCACGGTCATGGATTCTGAAAGGTATTTTGGGAATCCAGAAAAACCAGAAGCAAAACAACTTTATCAACAGTATATGGTAAATCGTTGGTTAGACTCTTGGCGGGAAGCATTATCGCAAGCACTAAGTTTGTGCCAACAATATTTATCTCCAGAGTTTGTTGCTCGATTGACCGGAGGTGCAGTAGAAGAAATTGCGGTTCAACAAGATGATATTGCAGGGCGGTATGACCTGTCGTTAAGGTTTTCAGTTGATGTGCTTAACCAAGAGTTTATGGAGAAGAAACTGGATGCAGTAACTAAGCTTACTCAGTTCGATGTTACTGGTGCATTAGACCGTTCAAAACTGCTTGAGATTATTGCAGAATCAATTGATCCAATGTTGGCTAAACAAGTAGTCATGGATAAGCAAAGTGCCTCACAAAAAGAAATTGAGGATGAGCAATTGTCATGGGTAAGAATAATGAACGAAATTGAACCTCCACCAAAGGAAGGTGTAAATTTTGAACTTCGCTCACAAGTGGCTCAACAAATTGTTCAGACATCGCAGGAGTTGCAGGAGAAGATGGCAGAAAAACCACTGGTTAAGCAGTTAGCAGACAATCGTATGAAATATTTACAGTTTGGAATCGCTCAACAAGAAAATGCACAGATTGGAAGAGTAGGGGTAAAACCAGTAATGGGAGAAAATCAAAATGCTTACTAAACTGTTTAAACGCAGAGTTAAGTTGGTGAAATATCCAAAACCGATGGGACACGAGGAAGTCGCAAAAGTGTTTAAAGGATTTGGTTCTGATAAAATTTGGCAAGCGTTTGATACTGTAATCGATTCACATTTATTAAGTGCGGTGAGTGATGTCAGTGATTCCAAATTATCCCCAACGGAATTAGCACACGCATCTGGACGAGTGGATGCAATCAGCACTTTAAAATCAAAAATTGAGGAATACAAAAACTTTGATCCCAAATAATGGAAGAGTGGGAAGACGAGTTTCAAGAACTCTTAAACCAAAAATGCGAAGAGCAAATTGAAAAAGGCTTTACGGTTCGTCAAGTTTGCGGAGTGCTTGATACTTTAAAATTCGAATTAATTGCCAATATGTCAGTAATAGAACTAGAGGATGAATAATGAAATCATTTATATTTTGCTCAGACTTGCATGGAGACAAACAGGATTATGAAGCAACGGCAGAACTATTAAAATTCACAAAAGAATTTAATCCAGATGTAAGAATATTTGGTGGTGATCTTTTTGATTTTTCACCACTAATGAGAAATGCTGATCCTGCTGAACGGAACGCATCGATGGAGGCAGATGTGCAAGCAGGAATGGAGTTTTTAAAAGAATGGAAGCCACATCATTTTCTACTTGGAAATCATGACGATAGACTATGGCAAACGGCACAAAAGCATTCTCTAGGATTGATTCGTGATACTGCTAAAATGGGTATCAAGGATATTGAAAAAACTTGCCGATTACTAAAATGCAAAATGTATCCCTACGATGTAGATAAGGGTATTTTAAGTTTAGGTAAAATAAATTTCGTACACGGTTTTTATCACGGTGTAACGGCAACTAAAAGACACGCTGAGACATTTGGAAAGCAGGGTGGTGCAGTGGTGCACGGTCACATCCATTCAATGCAATTTGCATCAGTGCCAAAGTTCGGAGGTTGCACCGGAGTATCAGCAGGATGCCTAGCAACAACGGCAATGGATTGGAATCGTGCAAAAGTCAACCGATTGGCTCATGAAGCAGGATGGGTCTACGGTTATTATTCTAATAAGAGTTGGGCAATATTTCCGGTTCGCAGATTTGATGGGAAATTCTTATGGCGATAAATTGGGCTAAAAATATAGAGCGTTTAAACAGTCAAGAGGGCAATAAGCCGGAAGGAAAAGACTGGTTTACTGCAAGCGAATTTATTGAAAATAATACTTACGGTGTAACGAAAAGTTACAAGCAGTTGAAGAAACTTGTAGGTGAAGGGACTCTCGAAGTTTTTCGAGGAAGCCAATGGAATGAAAAGATGAATCAGTGCACCAGAAAAGTCTGGTATAAATTCAAAAGCCTCAAGTAACTGCAAGTTCAACGGATTAGTTGAAACTAGTCACTTTAATAGTGATTGGTGGAAGATCGTCCTTGCCGAATAGCAAGAGTAAACATTCCACCGTCAACGAATTAAAATGGCAGATCAAACTGAAGAGGTCGCACCTCTCGAAAAAAACGCAGAAGAAAATCCAAATATCATTTCTTTAGCAGACATTGTTGAAGCAAGTGACATTGACACATCGTTATTTGAAAGCAAATCAACTGAAGAAGTTGAGGAAGAATCAGAAGAAGAGACAGAGGCATCCGCTGAGTATTCGGAGGATGAAACTGAAACTGAAGAACCAATCGATAACAAGATTGAAGAACCAGTTGCAGAGGACTCTGTTGGAGTAAAAAAGCGAATTGGGAAACTCATCGAAGCAAAGAATCAAGCGGAAGCTGAAAAACTTTTGCTAGAGGAGGAAATTAAAACGCTAAAGAAAGTAAAAGTTGAAAACTCTGGTCTTGAGGAAATTCAAAGTTCAGAGGAATTAATTCAACGCGAAGCAGATGCGGAACATTTACGCGAATGGTTATTAGAAAACCCAGATGGGGGTGAGTATAAAGATCAATCTGGAAATGAGCATGAGGTCGAATACGATCAAGCTAGAAAATTAATGGCAAAAACTGATCGCGATCTAAGGAAAAATATTCCTTTAGCCAAGCAACGGTTACAACTCCAACAACAAAATCACCAACAAGCACTAAATACTTTTAAGTGGTTAGGTGATCAATCTAGTCCAGAAAATGTTGAGTTAAATAAAATTTTAGCAAGCAATCCTCAAGCTAATGAATATGTAAAAAAAGACCCATACGGCATGATCACAATGGCATACGCAGTGGAAGGTTTTAAAGCAATTCAGCAACGCAATAAAAAAGTCACTTCTACTAATGCTCCTAAACTTCCATCAACTCCAAACCGTGCTAAACCAAGTGTGGTGAAGGGCAAGAAAGATGACCGGAAAGCACTGTTTAAAAAAGCAATGTCTGGGTCAGTTGAAGATGCTTCAAGTTATATTGAACAGTTACTTTAAAATAAAATTCTAGGAGGAAAAAATTATGGCGGGAATAGTAGAAAGAGAACAGTCTCTTAAAAGAGAGGCACTTAGTGACCTATTAACTTTGGTGGACAAAAAGGCTTGCCCTTTCATGTCTCAAGTAAAAAAAGGATCAGCACCTAAAAACACTTTCGTTGAATGGGGGTTGAATAAACACAAGGCAAACCTTGTTCAGCAAGCAACTTACACACAAGGGATTTCGGATAAACTTCCCATTGATGGTGAAGATATTTCCTCAAGTGATTTTGAAGGATATGATGATCGCGTAAAGTGTTCAGTTTTTCTTCAGTACACTCGCAGAGTGCCAAAAGTTTCTCGTCTGGCAAACATGGTTTCAGATGTCGCGGGGGTCGGTTACAAGAAAGAAAAAGCTTCCTCAATTGCTTTAGCTTTGGTCGCTCACAAAAGGGATATAGAAAGTACTCTATGTTCCTCGCAAGAGACTGCACAAGAGGCAGGAGCAACAGGTTCTGGTTCAACTGCAACTTCTGCAACTCCATACCAGACTCGTGGCTTAGGTAAGTGGATTCAGAATGGTGCACAGACAGTGCAACCAGTTCCTGCTGACTTCAGAACTCCTACTGGTTCAATCAAAAGTTCTTCTACCGCAAATGCGAAGGAAGAAGATTTGCGTGATGTTCTTCAGTCAATTTATGAGCAAACTGGTGAGTCCGATAAGACTTTTTATGGTCTTTGCGGAACGGCAATGAAGAAGACGATTAGTAACTTCACTCTGTTCACTCCTCGCACCAACAACATTGTCATGTCAAACCGTGACACTGATGAAGGTCGCTTGAGTGCCAGTGTTGATATTATTGATTCAGACTTTGGAACAATCACATTGAACCTTAGTTCGTTCTTGGAACAAGATGCTCGTACAACTGGAAGTTCACCTGCGTATGATGCCAGTGTTGGACAAAACACATTATTCATTCTGAATATGCCACAACTTGAGGCTTGCTTTGCAGAAGAAACTTCAGTTCGTGAATTGCCAGATTTGGGTGGAGGTTCTCGTTCAATCATCGAATCTGTTTTCAGTTTGAAATCGTACTCTGGTGGTCTCGATCACGGTAAGTACACACTTTCCTAATTTGGTTAGTTGTTAGTATTGTCATGCTTGGTGCGGAGGAAATAAAAGTTGGGAAAGATAACCTTACCAATGAGGTGTGGGATATCTTTGCCAACATCCACCGCACCGAGCTACACAATGCTGAAAAGGAACAGATACTTTTAATGGAAGCAGAAAAAAGAGTGTCTGGTGGAGAAAGAAAAAACCTGCCTTTTGGAAGATTGCGAATGCGGGTATGCCCAGAGATTTTTCATTTCTGGGAAGGAAAGTTAGGCAATGGAATCTGGAAAGATGATGCCTTTTTAAAATGGATGGAAAAAAGATTTGGTGATCTAGTTAAAATTAAATCACGAAGTGCAAATGTGGTGGTGTAATGCGTTCCACCAACTACGCAACAATTGAGCGAGGGGTAGCCTCAATTGCAGGGATTGAGCCAGACAATATACTGGCACACGAAAAAACAATTCTTGCAGACTACATTACTGATGCCACAAAATTCTGTTGGGACTACTACCCTTGGGGTGAATGTACTGTTACGGAAAAACGGTATTTTAAAGATGTTTGGTCAACCGGAAACACTTACAATGTTAATGAGGAAGTTTACTATGATGGTTCTTTTTATAGGAATCATTCTGGATCAAATTCTGACCCATCAACTTTAGTAGATTGGTACGAAATTGGTGACAACATTGCTGAGTCAGAGTGGCAAGAAGATGGACTTTATTCCATCGGTGCGAGGGTGGGGTACAATGGTAAGAGTTATGCTTGTATTGCAGTCCCTAGTTTAGGTAGGACAAATTTTCTTACAGATGGCATAGAGGTCACTGACACAAATTATTTTATCGAGATAGACCCTTTTTTTGAACGGTACATTGACTATGAGCAAACTGGTAAAAATGTTATTGAGAATTGTATAGGCATTTATACCAGTGACCCAAGGTACACCAATGCAAAACATTTAAATTTTCGCGAAGGTCGCGAGGGTATTTACATTGAAGCAATTGATGGAATCATAAATGAGTTTTGGATGATATACAAGATTGCACCACCAATCTTTACATCGACTCAAACTACTGGAGACATTCCAAGATTTTTAACTCAAGCAATAAAAGCACACGCTTATCAGTCGTTTTTAATTGGCGAAGGTCAACATGAAAAAGCTCAGTTGCAGGAACTCAAGATTTTAGACCTACTGGTCAGAGAAACTGATAAAATTGATCTGCAAGCAAATAAAAATAAGCCTTACAGTATTCAGCATAGTTCTCACCGAATTATAAACTCAAGGCAGGGTCAAGTAACTGATCTGACACCAGACTTGATTAATAAAATGCATGAGACAGGAAGTAATTTAACTTTTAAGTTAAGCACACTTGCTAGTGGAACAGGTTCATTTAGAATGTCACGAAACATTGGCATTCATTTTAAAATAACTGGCAATTTTCGTGCAGGGCAAACAAAGCAAAGAAATGCAAATATATCTTTTGTAGTAACGGCAAGCGGAACTGCAAATAAAGCACGGTTGCGTGTTGTCTCGAATATAAGTGCTGATTTAAAAATTCAAGCTCAGACAAGTTCTTATAGAATTAGGTTTGCTAGTCTTACTTCAGTTTTGTCTATAAGATGCTATAGAGTAGCGGGAGGCATAGTAGTGGGCAAAGAGGGTGAAGGTAGTGCTTCTTTTTCAATTAAAACATCTAACACAGTTAAGGGTGCAATTGGTGCAGTAGTAAAAGATTATAAAGATGCAAATGGTAGTAATGTGTTTGCAACTGATTTGCCAAGAAGTGGTTCAGCTAATTCAGAGTTAACAACATCACCAATTCATGAAGATAATTCAGCCCAAAATATCTTTAATCATAGAAATAATAATTCACGATTTATTGATGCTAAATTTGGTATGTCGTATATTGCAACGGCAAACAATTCAGCACCATCTGGATTAGGTTGGAGAAACTTCACAGTCGCTGAATTTTTATCTACTGATTTCGGTCAAGGCAAAGGAAACACATTAGTTAACTCAGAGCATTTAAGCGTATTAGGAGATACTATATTTGTATATGCTCCATATGTTGCCTTGAATAATGGAACTACTTATTTTCCAGACGGTAGTGGGCAAATATATTTAGAACCTACGCAATTAGATGGTAACACAGTTATTACTGATCGAATCACTTTTGCTTACTACACAGACTTTAACTCTCATAGTTTACCTAGTTCTACAAATTTTAGAACCTTGATGCTAATAAATACCATCAACCTCAATGATGGTTCAATCGGAGGTAGTCCAGAAATAGGAAATTCTACTGAGCATTCAAACATAATAGCTTCATGGCAAAGTTCGAGTGAGAGTATGTATTTACTCCAAACTAGTTTGCGGGTGTTTACCGAATCAACAACTTGGTCAATGGCATACAATCAATTAAACAACGGAAAGATAGAGACAGTAAATGTTTCTAATGTTTCCTATTCTGATGCTTCTGTAGGTAGAGTTCCCTATATCATACCTAGTGCGGTAGATCAGACTTTGTTTCCTCAAGCAGATCAAACAAATGGTATAGCAACTGAAATCGATGGAGGAGATAAATCACCCAACACACAACTTTTAAATAGGTCGCTTTCAGCAAGCGATTACAAAGTATAAAACAAAAGGAAATATTATGGCTCAAGCAACGAATTATGTAGAGGACAAAGTCCTCAATGCAATTACATCAAACGGTTCAATTAACTTCGCGACTGGTGGTGTCACTTTAGGTAGTGGCATATACATTGGATTATTTACCGGAGCACCTACGGACAGTGGTGGAGGAACAGAAGTGGCTACTAGTGGTACTGGATACACTCGTATACAAACTGGTTCAGCAATGGCAAGTGGAGGTACACAGGGCAAGTTTGACGGTGCAACTTCTGGATCAATTACAAATGATGCTGAAATTATGTTCCCGCAATCTACCGCAGACTGGGGTAATGTTAGTGCGGTAGGATTATTTGATGCATCTACTGGGGGCAACCTTTTAGTGTACGGTTCATTAACTAGTGTAGTTGAAATGCTTAACGGTGATATCTTCAAGATACCATCTGGCGGTTTTACCGTATCAATGGATTAAGGTGTGGAGACTCTTAATATTTTTACTTGTTTTTTCTGGGTGTAAGATGAGCATGAAACCACTTCTTCCTGCCACATTGGGTGTGGTAGGAGGAGGTGTAGGTGCACTGGGTGGGAATCCAGTTACCGCAGGACTAGGAGCAGGTCTGGGAGCAGGGGCAGGAACACTAATTGTACAAGGTTCAGATAAGGTTGAGTCTGAGGTGAGAGTGCTGAAGGCATTAACAACTGGAGATGTGCAAGAAGTCGTTAATGCAAAATTAGCAGATGCAAAAAAAGATGGGTTCTTCGATCACATATTTACAGAAATATATGGAGTACTCAAACTTTGCGTAATTGGGTTAGGACTCTGGATTTTAGTGCCGATGATTTACACTCACTGGCAGACAAAGAAAATAAAAAATGGAAGATAGTGGATTAGTATTTTATGCGTTTCAGTGTGTAACCGGATGCCTGTTTGCAGTGGGTGCTTTTATGATAAAATCAGTTCTTACAGAAATGAAGTGCCAGTCGAGAAGGATCGGTAGTCTTGAAGTTGACATGGCAAGAAACACATCTGAAAACGAGACACTGTTTAAACGGTTGGACGGTATTGAAAGTAAACTGGATAGGTTGCTCGAAAATTGGAGGCGAGAGAAGTAGTGCCTAGATACCGTTCAACATTTCAACTCGATGATCCATTTGTGGAAGATGGTGATGCGGGATTTCTTGGGATTGATGAAGAAAAAGAATCAACTCAACTGCCACAAGGATTTGTTCAATTAGGTGAAAATGTAAGAATCGAAAACGGTAAGATTTATTCTAGGAAAGGATTAAAATTAGATTCTTCAATAAGTGGTGCAAAATGCATTATTCCATTTCGAAACCCAAACGCAGAAGAAGCACAACTCTTAATAGTATCAAATGACACCGTAACTGGTCTTGGTTCTGGCATCACTGAAACTATCCAATTTCCATTTGATTCGACAGATGAGGTAATGGGCATACAAGCGTTTGATAAAGTCATTCTTTTCAGCGAGGGTGATAGACCCAAAGTCTGGAACGGAACGACAGGTAGTGGCTTTAATGACCTTGCAACAGTGCCTAGCATAAATGATGGAACTTTCATAACTTGCCCATCTGCCCCCTTTGGAACGCACATTAATAATCGACTCATTGTTCCTAACTATGCGGACTCTCCAACTAGCGTTATTTGTTCAGACATTTTTGATGAAAATTTATTTCAATTAGCGACTGGTGAGTTTTTCTTAAACCGTGGAACTGCTGATAAAACTTTAGGTCTGGGAGTAATGCAAGAATCCCAGTTGATCGCATTTAATGAAAAATCAATTCATATCGTAAACAACATCCATACTTTAGACTCATCGACTAGTGAAGTAACCAGACAGTACGGAATAGCGGGGCATCGTGCGTTTGCTCAAAATGGTGCTTATAATTATTTCATAAGCAATGAAGGTGACATCCAAGTTTTAGTCCCCTCAAGTGACCCTGCAAAAGGAATGGGCATCGCAATTTCGAAGTTGACCTTGGACTCCAACCCACTGTCAAAAACAATTTCTAAAACGATTAAACGAATTAATCGATCTGCGATAAAGAAATCGATAGTCCACTACCATCGAAATAAAGTATATTTCTGTGTACCAATTGACGGTTCATCTGAACTAAATGCAATCATCGTGTATGACAGTTTAAACAGTCAGTTTATATCACTCGATACTTTGCCAATAAATATTTTGGACATTAACTCACTGGGTGAAAAATTATATATTCTTGGTGACGGTGCTTTGTTTGAATATGAAGAATCGGACACTGATAATTCCACACCAATTAATTTTAAGGTAAAAAGTCGTGGATATGTTTTGGGGACTCGCGACATAAAAAAATACACTCGCGGAACACTTGGTTATAATAATACTGGAGATGCTAATTTAAAAATAACTGTCAACACGAGTAACCCAGACTCCACAATTATTTCTAAAGATTTTGCGGTTTCAAATGAAAAAAATTACGAACGGTTTAATATAAGAAAACGCGGATACAGTGTTAATGTTGAGCTTGAAGGTAACGGTGAGGTAGAGTTCAACACACTGTCTATTGAGGGGTTTGTTGGGGCAGGAAGGATGGCAGGAACTTACTGATGATTAGAGCAACCGTCATAGCAGGAGTTTTACCGGACATCGGATCGGAAATAAACACTGATACTTTTAGGAAAATTGGTACACCTACTGTGCTTGTTCCTACAGATGCCATTACCATTGGTGTTGGTGAAACTTTAACAATCAATGGGACTCTTGCGGTGAACGGAACTTTTAGTGGAGGAACTGATTTCGTTGAAGCAATTATTGATGGTGGTCATGCAGATTCAATTTACGCAGAATCTTTTACACTCGATGGAGGTGGGGCATGACTATTCGTAGAATGCAAATGCGTAGAGATGATACGCTTTCGTGGAGCACGAATAATCCATCCCTGCACCAAGGTGAAATTGGTTTTGAGGTTACCGCAACAGGGCAATCAAATAGGCTTAAAATAGGAGATGGTTTCACTTCTTGGAATGATTTGGAGTATGCAGACGATAACGCAATGCAGACAATTCGCGAGGAGTACGGAAACGAGATTTCTTTTAATTTACAATTCGATTTAAACAAATAAAAAAAATTATGAGTGCAACAGATATATTAGGAAAAATAGGTGAAAAAGTTGGAGGTGAATTTTCAGACCTCCGAGTAAGTTTACAAAATTTATACGCAACAAAAGTTGAGCTTGGAAATGTGGCGAGCACAATTGATTTCTCTCCCTATGCTACAAAAACTTCGCTTACTAATTTAGTGAGCGGAACGGATTCGTTCACGGACTTAAAAGCAACTCGCGCAGAAGTTGGAGATTTAGTTGTCAACGGCACAACCACAACTCTGAACACTCAAACGCTTTCGGTGGAAGATAATATCATCGAGGTCAACCTAAAATCCGATGGGAGTGAAACTGCACAGACAGGGGGGTTGGAAATTAATCGAGGGGTTGGACTAACCGAAATTGTAGTCAATGGTTTTGGGAAATTTATTGAAGACATTGGATCAAACTATGACTTGAGCAACACAATAAATGGTACAAATGTAAGCGGAAAGGAGACCTATACACTCGAAGGTAATAACCTTGAAGGGTATAAAATAGTTTGGTTTTCTAATCCAAATGCCACAGATTCAAATGGAGTTTTGGACACCACTTCAGCAGGGTGGGTCATTCAAGAGGATAATGATTCTGCATTGGGGCTTTACCAAGACTTTAGTGGTGGGAGTGAAAACTTAGGGAATGGTTCGAACGCAAATCCTGCTAACGGCATTTCAATTACTCAGTCGGTTGACGAAAAAGCAAAATTGATTTGGGATGACACCGCAGGGGAGTTTCAAGCTTTGCTTGGCTCAACTGCAACTGCACTTTCGGTAAATGAAATTAAAGTTCCAAATTCAAGTGGTGTAAAAATAAACAATGTAGCATTAGGTGACTACTCAACATTTGAGTCCGCATTTAACACTGCAAATAGTTAATGACTGATATTCTCGCACAGATTGGTACGAAGGTAGGGACTGAAATAAGTTCCCTATCTAGTCGCATCTCTGCCCTCGAATCCAGTGGTGGGGGTGGAGGTTCTGACCCAGTAGATAGTTATTCAGAGACTACCTACACCAATGGATTGATCTCTCAGATCAGCACTTGGTCTACATCTTCCAAAAGTAATCTAGTTCAGACAAAAACATTTACCTACACCAATGGTTTATTGACCCAGATCGTAGTCACAGATGGGTCTAGCGTAACTGAACTGACCCAAACATTCACTTATGACTCTGAAGAAAATCTAGATTCAATTACAAAGGATTACGCATGAGTATCTCAACTCCATACAAGTCTGGCTCAATATC